ACATGAGCAAACTAAACTGCAACAAAAAACACGCCAGTTAGATACTGGGTATGTAAATGAATTTGCATCACGTGTTGAGGCTCAAACAGCAGAGGCTAAAAAACAACTAAAAGATGCTATGGATCTTGGTGATATAGATGCACAAGTAGAAGCACAGCAAAAGATAGCACGTTTAGCAGTAGACGCTGATAGAGCAAAGAAAAGCTTGGATCAACGTGAAAGACTAAAAAAAGAAATGGAGGCACGTGGAGTTGATCCTAATCAACCTCAAATGCCTACGCAACAAGCTCAACCACAGGCTCCACAACCAGCAGCTCCACCTGACCCCAAAGCAGAAAACTGGGCAGAAAAGAACGATTGGTTTGGAACTGATGAACCTATGACACTCACATCTTTTTCAATTCACCGCAAATTAGTTGAAGAAGGATTTGACACGAAGTCAGATGAGTACTATAGTGAGATTGACAAAAGAATGAGGGAAACTTTTCCTCATAAATTTGAACAAGTTTCTACGCCAACGCAAACTGTTGCTTCTGCAAGCAGAAGTACTCAGCCAGCCAAGCGCCAAGGCACTGTGAGACTCACACCCTCACAAGTAGCTATAGCCAAAAAACTAGGTGTGCCACTAAGCGAATATGCGAAGTACGTGAAGGAGTAGGCATATGAATACAAATACAAAAAATAAACTACCATCACGCGAGTCTGAAACCCGAGTTAAAACCGAACGAAGGAAACAATGGGCTCCACCATCACAGTTAGATGCACCACCCGCACCTAACGGTTTTAAACACCGTTGGATTAGGGCCGAAACGATAGGACAGATGGATTCAAAAAATGTATCCGCTAGAATGCGTGAAGGATGGGAGTTTGTCAGAGCTGACGAATACCCAGACACTGAATGGCCACAAATGGAATCGGGTAGATACTCAGGTGTCATAGCTGTTGGAGGTTTGATGCTAGCAAGAATTCCTAATGAGATTGTTGAGCAGCGAAAAGAATATTTTGCGCAAGTTGCACAAGATAAAGATGATGCTGTTCAAAACGATCCCCTTAAGGACCAACATCCTAGCATGCCTGTACATAATGAAAGCAGGCGATCTCGCGTAACATTTGGTGGCGGTAAGAAAAACTAGTTTTTTCTCCCCATAAGTTACAAAATGACACATTCATGGTGAGTGTGTTGTAAAAATTACTATGAGGATAAAATCATGGCTAATATTGACGCGGCCTTTGGGTACAAACCTATTGGGAAAGTTGGTAGTGGCGTTCAAAACATGGGTACGACTATGTACACCATCGAAGACAATTACAGTACATCTATTTTTAAAGGTGATCACGTAATGCAGTCTGGTGGGTATGTAATTGCTGGAACAGCTTCCGGCGCTACGAACCTAGGTGTTTTTAACGGTTGCTTCTACATTGACCCAGTAAGTAAAAAACCTACATGGTCAAATTACTACAGTCAGACTAATGTAACCAGTGCTGGTTCCATATCTGGCTCAACTAATATAGACGCGTACATCTATGATGATCCGTACATGCTTTTCGAAGCTCAATGTGATGGCACTATTGCTAAAACTGATATTGGTAAAAACACTGATTCAGTATTAACAACTGGTAGTACTGTAACTGGACAATCAAAAAATGAAATTGATGATAGTACAGAAGCAACTACTGCTGGATTACAGGTCAAAATAATTGGGATTACAAAAGATCCAGAAAACGACGATGCATCAAGCGCAAACGCTAACTGGCACATTATGTTTAATGAGCACGTTAAGTTGGGCACAGGCATCACTGGAACATAATAGCTAGAGGAGAGATATAATGGCAATTTCAAGAATGCAATTGGTCAAAGAACTCGAACCTGGCTTAAATGCCTTGTTCGGATTAGAATACGACCGATACGAAAACCAGCACACAGAAATTTTCGATGAAGAAAGTTCTGATCGTGCTTTTGAAGAAGAAGTAATGCTAGGTGGTTTTGGCAATGCAGAAGTAAAACCGGAAGGTTCAGGTGTGACTTATGAAGCCGCACAAGAAACTTTCACTGCACGCTACACCCACGAAACCATTGCTTTGGCTTTCTCATTAACTGAAGAAGCCGTAGAGGATAACCTTTACGACAAAATCAGCACTAGATATACAAAAGCATTGGCACGTTCAATGGCTAACACTAAACAGATTAAAGCTGCTAACGTTCTTAACAGAGCGTTTAACAGTTCTTTTCTTGGTGGCGATGATAAGGAGCTTTGTGCTACTGATCACCCTACACTTAGTGGAGACCAAAAGAACGAGCTATCAACTTCAGCTGACTTAAACGAAACTTCGCTTGAGCAGATGTTAATTGATATTGCTGGTATGAAGGATGAAAGAGGAATGAAAATTGCTCTTAGAGGAATGAAAATGATTATTCCTGTAAACCTTCAATTTACTGCTGAAAGGTTAATGAAGTCTGCAGGTAGAGTAGGAACTGCTGATAATGACTTAAACGCTATCAAATCAATGGGAATGGTGCCACAAGGATATGTGGTTAACAATTTCCTAACTGATACTGATGCGTTCTTTATCAAAACAGATGCTCCTAATGGACTTAAGATGTTCACTAGAGCTCCTATTAGAACTGCGATGGAAGGTGACTTCGATACTGGTAACGTAAGATACAAAGCTAGAGAGAGATACTCGTTTGGGTTCTCTGACTGGAGAGGTATCTTCGGATCACCAGGAGCGTAAATCTTTTAGTGGGGCGCATTATGTGCCCCACTATACCTAGTATAACAAGTTATACAGACTGGCTAGGCAGACGATATAGAGACTGTGTAACGATTGGTCTATATGACCAAGGAGAATATTATGGCTAAAACAAGCTTTCAGGGTCCAGTAAGATCCAAGAATAACTATAAATTATATAGTACTACTGCTTCAACAGGTGTTGAGCACGATAGAACTATAAGTGATCCAGCAATGGACGCTAGAAGATTTTATTTAGAAGAATGGTTTTTACAAAGACCAGGTCTAAATGCAAACATTGACCAAGTATCAACAGTAGAAGTTCAAAGAGCTTTAAATAGAAACTGGGAAGCACTTGGAACTAACATGACTACTGCATTATGTACATTTGCTTCAACTTCAGCAGGAGTTCTAGCAACAACAGCAGGTGCAGACCAAGACCAAGCAATTTTAACACCACACTTAGATACTGCGCAAACAGCGTGGGCAGGTTGTAAATGGGGAACAGAAAATTCAGTTAATTTTGAAACATCAATTATGTTACCAGCACTTGATAACCAAAAAGTTTGGGCAGGATTAAAATTAACTAATGATCAATTAATTGCAACTGACGATGATCAAGCATACTTTAAGTATCAAACTGATGCTACTAACTCAGAAGCATTTACTGATTTCGCTGTTTGGCACTTTGTTCACAGTATTGGTGGCACTGATTATATCACTGCGTTACCAGTAACTGTTGCAGCAAATACACCGTATCATTTAAAAATTGAAATAGATAGCGACAGAAAAGCTACTATCTTTATAAATGGTGTACAGTACAATGTTGCTAATACAGCAGGATCAACTGGTGGTACAACTGCTACAGCAGTACAACCAGGAGTTCAAGTTACTAAAACTGCAGCTTTAACTGATGATGTGGATTTAATTCCATATGTTGGTATCGAAGCTGGTGCGGCTGCTGCAGAAGCAGTAAACGTACATCATATTTGCATGAGCAGAAACGTATACGAATAATAAATAAACAAGTGGGGCTTCGGCCCCACAGTTCTTAATTAAGGAGGGAACATGGCAGACACAGTTACAGGACCGACTATCCTACAACAAAACGACAATCGCGTCGTAATTAAAATAGTCAATCAATCAGATGGAACAGGCGGAACAACAGTTTTTGGTGATGTCTCAGCACTTGCTGCTAGAGGAGACGGAACTGCTGTAGCTCATTTAGGATTACTTAGAGTTTGGTATTCTTGTCAAGGCGGCGATGGGGGCGACTCTTATGCTCGTTTAGATGAAGAAGATGATGATGGAGATATTCCTATTATTGGATTAACAGGAGCAGGCTATTGGGATTTTAGAGAGTTTGGTGGAATACCAGCAGACAAATCTAATAATACAAACCAAAGTGATGTTAACTTTGTTGTGCCAGGAGCAGCTGATTCTGGTAACATGTATACAATTATAGCTGAATTTCAAAAAATTTATTAGAGGTTTAAATGGCTTATTCAGGCACACAAACCTTTAATCTTTCGATTGAGGAAATAATAGAAGAGGCATACGAAAGATGTCAATTAGAAACTCGTAGTGGTTATGATTTAAAAACTGCTAGAAGATCTATGAATTTGATGTTGGCAGAGTGGGCAAATCGTGGTTTAAATTTATGGACCATAACGTATGGCACACAAACATTAACTGCTGGCACAAACTTTTATGCAATTGATCAAAACGTTGTAGATATAATAGATGCTGTTGTAACGACTACAACAGGCGCAACTTCTAATTTAGAAGGTGATAGCAATACTA